GAAACTTCAATGCATCTATAACAGCCTGTGGATCACCACCAGGAGTTACTATATCAAAGGTAGCACCTTCAGGTAAATCTAATACTCTATCTGAGCCTAATCTTTCTATGGGTTTGTCGCTATATACACCTGTTGTGTATGCTTGACCAAACATTTGAAATCTTAAACCTAATTGTAGTTCAGTTAAAGTAATGTTTGTCTGAAGATTAGCTCCACATATATCTGAAGCACCTTCAACAAAGAAATTATCTATTTGTTCTTCTTTATGGGTGAATACGAAGGGCAAGATACCATAACCATGTTCATATTCATCAATTATATTACCATTTTCATCATAATGAGCATATATAGACTCATCCCAGTAAGCCCATTCGCATTTGTCTGTGTAAGCAACATCATCAGTATTCATTATAAGAGGATACATAATTGCAGAAGGTGTAAAAGGGTCTTTTAAATGTACATCATAATAATAAACAGGTCTGTAGTCAAAATAAGGCATACCATTGAACTCTTTATAAATAACTTGAGTTGCTACACTACCAACAAGTCTAGTCATTCTTTCTATATGCTTAAATCGTGCATCTTTTTTAATAGTTAACAAATCATATTGTTTATTTACATTTCTTTTAGCACCTACTGTGTAGATTCTACTTAATTTATTTATAAATCTTCTAGTTATATTTGCATTATAACAAGGAACTTCCCTAAAAGCATCTGCTGAAAAGAAATCGTGTACATACTTTTCTATTTCAGTTCCTGTATAAAAGTCTAAGAGTTTTCTTATTTCAGCTCTCCTAGCCTGTGCTTTTAACATTTTAGCATCTGTTATAGATTGCTTTATAATTTCTTCAACTGTCATCTTGCCCTCACTTTAAATTCTTTTTGTCTAATTGGAAATCTGTTAATAAAAAAATACCGAACCATATCCATGCCATGATCTGAATAACCATCTTTTACTGGGTCGTTTTTTAATGCTTTGCCTTCTTTTTCTTCAGGATAACGATACATTTCAAAATCTTCTGCAAGACCAAGACATTTCTTATGCAGATGGACATACCTTTTACCATTAGCATTTTCCATAAAACTTCTTACATGAGATATACCTGATGCTATACTACGACTAACTTTATCTCTTATTGATTTAACTATTATACCATTTCTTCTAAATATCTCCCAATCACCTAAACCACTTTGTCCTTGAACTTGTTTTGATGCAGGGTCACCATAATACTCTCTAACATTATAATTTTTTGCTTTTATCATTTCAACTAAAGCATCTGTTTTTATATTTGTTTTATGAGATATTTCATCTATAATATTAATATGCCATTCACCTTCAACCATATAAGTCTGAAACCATCCAACTGAAGGCATTCTATAACCAAAGTCAATAGAACAAAACACAGGTAAACCAGGCATATATGGATGATTACCCATATCTATATTTCTATCAAAAGGATATACTCTGCCTGATAGTGCAGTAAATAAACCTCGGTATTCTTGGTCAAATATCTCTTTAGTTACATTTCTCTTAGCTTCTTCAATATCTTCATCTTGTTCTCCATCAGGAAATACAACATTGTTTTCCCACGATGGTGAAGTAAAAGAATACCAATTGTTATCATTTTGCCCCATTAGATACCAATCATATAAATGATTAAAACCTTCAGGGGTACTTATAAAAATAGCCTTACCTTTTCTATCTGAAAGAGTTGGTCTTAAATACATTTCCCAAATCTTTCTTTTAACTTTAGCACACTCATCTATAATGAGCAAATCTAAACTTTCACCTACTAATGAATCAGGCCTATCGGCAGATTTACCTTCTAAAACTGATCCCCATTCAAATTCTATAAATTGTTCTTTAAAAGAAGCTCTTTTGGTTTGCATTCCTTTAGTAACCACCATATGATGCCATATTTCTCTAAATATTTTTTCTGATAAATCATATGTAGGAGCAACAACCCAAACTCTTGTATTTTCTTTAGCAAGAATTGTAGATGCTTCCATAGATGCTGAAAGACTTTTTCCCCACCTTCTTCCACATACAGCTACAGTAAATCTTGCTTTATCTTTAACTGGATAATGTAGCTTATGTTGTCCTTTATGAGGTTTGTACCCCATAAAGTTAAACCACTTTTCTTTAAATTGTGTGTCTACATTATTCATTAAAGGTATTATAAGTCATTGTAATTTCAACATTTTTTATGAAAAAAACAATAAAATTTAAGGTTTTTTTTAAAAAAACTTAAAATAATGTTGTATATTTCAATATTTCTTAATATTTTTAGGCAATGTATTTTGTTGAAATATAATAAATATGGAGGGCAGTATGTCCGAAGAACAAAAACAAGTGGCGACAGAAGCAGTTAGTGAAAGTCCTGCTACAGAAACTCATCAATCTAGCCCAAATGATGAGTTAATTGCAGAAAGCAAAAAGTATAGAAAAAGGGCTCAGGATGCTGAAGCTCGTTTAGCTAAGTATGAAAAAGCCAAATCTAAAGCTGAGGAAGATAGACTAAAAGAAAAAGAAGAATTTAAAACCTTGTATGAAAAGGCTTCTTCTGATATTGAAGGTTTAACTGCTAATGCTGAGAAATGGAAAAAATATGAAGATTCTAGAAGAGCTATATTGTTAGACAGCTTACCTGAAGAAGAAAGAGATTCTTTGTCTAAGTTAGATTTAGAAACTCTTGAATTTGTAACAAGTAAAATTAACAATGTTAAACCTAATGCTCCAGAAATTATAGGTAAAGCTAGAAACAAACCTATAGAAAAACCATATGGAGAATTAACAGACGATGAAAGAAGATCAAATTGGAATAACATTGTAAAACAATTTAATAGAGTAAAGTAAAACCTTTTATAAGGTCGCTCTCAAAATGAAGGCACATTTGTGCAGTTGAAAGAGAGTTTTTATATGGAGAATAAAAAATGTCTTTAACTAACCCTTTAGCTTCTAATATGCTAATAGGTGGTGTTAATAGTTCCTCTACATTAGGAGCTGATGCTGATACACTCGCCTTGGAATTTGTGCCTGAGATTTGGGCACAAGCGATATTAGAATCTTTTAATAAAAATACAGTTATGACACAATGTGGTACTGATTTATCAGGCATTGCTAAAGCACAAGGTGGGGATAAGATTAGATTACCTCATGTTGGTGTTCCAACAGTAAAAGCTGTAACACAAAATGCTGAAGTCCTAGAGCAAGATAATACAGGCAGCGATACAGGTGTAGATACTGAACTTGTAATTGACCAACACTATGCAGCTCCATTATGGTTGCCTGATGCAGTAAAAGTTCAAGCAGCTTATGATATGTTTAGTGTGTACTCAGGTCAATTAGGATATGCTATTGCTAAAGCAGTAGATAACCACTTAATGTATACAGTTGTTGCTAAATTAACATCTGTATTAGGTAGTGGAGATGGTGTAAATGCTAATGCTACTATGAATGTAGAAGTTGGTGATGCATTAACTCCTGCTCATTTAGCAACTCTAATGGGCATAATTGCAGGTGAAACAGGAAGCACAGATGGGTGGAAAATAGTATTAAGCCCAAAGGCTTATGGATCATTAGCAAATACAAGCAACTTTGGCAATTCATGGACACAAGGTGTAGGAGGATTAAATTCAGACATCGCAGGTGGAAAAGGAATTGTAGGCAGTTTATTAGGTATGCCTGTTATTGCATCTAATAGTGTATTTATGGATGTTGGTTCTGTTGCACAATCAGCAGGAGCAGGTATTCATACTGCATGGGATGGTTTTGATACTGGTGCATCAACTGATGATGATTATCTAAGAGGATTTGCAATCCACGATAGTGCTTTGTATTGGGCTATCCAAGATTCAAATGTTAAACAATCATATCAACATACATATATGTCAGATTTAATATCTGCTGACTCATTATATGGTGCTGTTTGTAGAACTGCTGACTCAGCAGGTAACAGAAGAGTGATTGCTCTTACAGATAGTAAAACTTAATAATTAATTATAGTTATTAATAATATAAAGGGGTAGGAAACTACCCCTTTATAGAAAGAAGAATTATGGAAAGAATGGCAGAATGTATTAGGGCTTTTTATTCTAATATTAAAACAAAAACAAAGAAAAAAAAATCCAAGAGAAAAAGTGAATCTAATAGAAAGAATTAAAGAACACGAAGGTTTTAGTCCTGTAGTATATAAATGCCCTAACAACTTTGATACTATTGGCTATGGGCAAAGAGTAAAGTATTTAAAAGTTACAGAAGAAGAAGCAGAGAAGTGGCTTATAAAAGAGGTTAAGGAATTAAAAAAGAGGATAGCATCAACATTTGGTTGGTGGTATAATAGCCCTGATGAAGTCAAAGATGTAGTTGTTGAGATGGTATATCAGATGGGCTTGAGTGCTTTTAGCAAATTTAAAAAAACAATTTACTTACTAGAAACCGAGCAATATAAAGATGCATCAGAGGAGATGCTCGACTCCAAGTGGGCAAGAACAGATAGCCCCAACAGAGCTAAGGAACTTAGCGATATAATTAGTAAGCAGTAGATTTTATTAATTACACTCGGAGGTGTATGGATAAGTCTAAAGGAGTTATAAAACGAGCAATCGTTACTCCTGATAAACATTTTCCATTACACCATCAAAAGTCAATAAATGTATTATGCAAGACTATTGAGATAGTTAAACCTGATATATATATTGATTTAGGTGATGTAGGAGAATGGGAAAACTTCTCTCATTGGAAGTGGAAAAGGAAAAAGAAACCTCCTTTAGAATATCTTTTACCTGACCTTGAAACTGATGTCATAGATGTCAATAAAGGTATGGATCAAATAGATGAAGCCCTTGATAAAGCTAATTGTAAGAATAAATATATTACTGAAGGCAATCATGACAACTGGCTTAATATGTTTGTTGAAAGTTATCCCTATGTAGGCAAGTTTACATTTAAGAAGGCTGTTAAACTTAAAGAAAGAGGATACACTTACTATCCTTTCGGAAAACATCTTAAAATAGGCAAGTTATACTTTTACCATGGACATCAGTATGGTGGACAATATCATACTGCTAATCATCTTAGAAAACTAGGATGTAATATAATGTATGGGCATTGGCACGATTTACAGCAACATTCTGCTACTCATATGGATGGTGCTAAATCAGCCTGGAGCATTGGATGTCTTAAAGATATGAAAGCAGATAAAAACGAGTGGTTAGCTAATAGAAGGATTAATTGGTCACATGCTTTTGCAATAGTTGACTTTTATCAAAGAGGAATGTTTACTGTACATATAATACAGATTATTAATGGAAAGACTAGCTTATGGGGAGAATTGATTAAGGGATGAAGATAGGAGATTTGCTTTTACTTAAAGGTTATATAAATAAAAAGCAACTAACTTCTGCTTTAAGCAAACAGGCTGATGAAGCAATAACATATAATAGATCAGTTCCACTTGGTAAAATATTAATAGAGTTAAAGTATGTATCTATAGATGAAGTGTCAGAAGCATTAAATGACCAAAGTCTAGCACCTAAAATAAAAGAAAAAGAGGTAGAACCTATGGCTCATAAAATCGGAGAATCAACATCTTTCCAAATGGACTTGAAGTTTCTTGCGACTATTGGAGTAGTATTAGTATCAGCAGTTGGTGTTTATTTTACACTAACAGGTGCAGTAGAAGATAATACTAAAGAGATTAACAACATCAAAAGTATGGGTGATCTTAAGATAATCAGCTATAAAATGGAGGAATATTCGAGTACATTTAAAGATTTAAAATCTTTGTCTACTACATTAACTCCTTTAGCTAGTGATTTAACATACATTAAAGCAGAATTAGAAAAATTAAAGAATAAAAAGATAGATATACCTGAAGTTGATTTATCAGGTATTGATGATTGTAAAGATAAGTTAGATGATTTAGCAGCAAAACTAGATAAGTTTGAACAAAGATTAACCAAGGTAGAGAAAAGCTCTAAAGGGAGGTTTTAGTGCCTTATCCGATGCCTTATAAAAGAAAAACAAAGAAAAAAGTAAAAGCAAAATCTAAATATAAAACTACAAAAAGGAGAAAAAAGTAATGTTTTGTGGAAGATTTAAAAACTATATTTTATATGTGGTTGCGATTAGCAGCTATGTTTTTGGTGGCTTTTTTAGTAACTCGACTTTATATGTTAGTGGCTCAATGGGTACACCATATGTAAAAGGGGAACAAGTATTAGAAGATGATTATAATTATACAATAGGATTAAGAAAGATAGCTTTATTTCCATATCAAGGTAGAAGTAGGTTTTATAAAGGAAATGAATCTTCTTTATCGGACAAAGCAGTAGTAGGTGCAGTAAATGGGTGGGAATATCTATTTAAGTATTCACAAGTTAGAAATAGAAATAATGAATATAAAGATGCAGAAGTATGGCTTAAATGGAGTAATGATAAATTTGTAAGTAAAGCTAAGTATATAAATAAAGAAAGCAGAGATTTAGAATTTGCTGAGATAGACTTTAGATACAGAAAACATTTTTGGTTTATAGACTTTACTACAGGTTTTACTATTAAAGGTCATCCAGTATATGGTCATCCTGCTTATAACGATTATGAAGAACCTTGGTGGGAATTAGCTTATGAGTATGGGTATACAGATTATTATGTTCCTATAATAGACTTAAATGAAAGTGGTACGATAGATGATTATTGGTTGTGGATTGAAACAGATCCTGATACAGAGGATGGGTATTGGACTTATTATTATGAGGAAGCTGATTATTATTGGGAAGACCCTGACTCCAATGCAGTTGCATATTCTGATGCAGAGTTTTATGAATATCACTTACCAGGTGTTATAGATCAATACAATGAAGATAATAAAGTAAAAGAATATCAGGCAGAGCTATATCAAGTAATAGGTTTAGATATATTAATGGGAACAAGAGAAACTAAACTTTATTCTCATATATGGATTAATATTTTTCCACAATCTTATGGTTTAACAGATAAATCTTATGAAGGTAAAGAAAATCAATATGATGTTGGAATAATGATTGGAACTGATATAGGTGATCATATAGGTGTATTTATTGAAGGAACTAAAACAAGTTTTTATGGTAGAGATGAAGAATATATTTCTACAGGAATTAATTTGAGGTTTTAAATGATACAAGGATTAATAGTCAAAAAAGTCATTGATGTGGTTCTTAAAAAGATTATGGAAAAGCATAATCTTAACAAACTTCAAAAGTATGTAGAAGAAGATAATGAGCTTGATGTACAGATGAAACAGGTTCGTAAAACTATAAACAAACAAGGTAAATATATTGAGGAGCTTGAGAAAAAGGTTGCTATGTTAGAAACAGATTCTCATCCCCCAATAAAAAACTTAGAAAAAAGAATTAAAAAACTAGAAAAGGAGAAATAAATGTTTTCATTTATAACAAGTAACTGGGAATGGTTTTTATTAGCTTTATATATTTTAGAAAAAGGAATTAAACTAAGTCCATCTAAAAAAGATGATTTAGTGTGGGATATGGTATTAAAACCTATAGTGGATAAGATTAAAGGAAAGTAATGCCATATAGAAGATCAAGAAAAATGCTTACTGACTACGAACCTAAAAGGAGGAATCCTATAACTTTAGGAGATGATTCTAATATAGATAAAGACCTGAAGGTAATTAGAGTAGACAGTAAGAATAGTATTTTAGAACTTTCTGATAGTGAATTAAAAGTAAGAGGAACTATTGATGCCTCGGCTATAACAGTAGATGGGGCATCTGTTCAAACAGGTACTGATGCAGGTGCTACAGAGTTAAATGAATTATCAGATGTTACTTATTCTAGTGGTGATTTAACTGTTGATTCATTAGATAAAATTATAGTAGGTTACTTTACAATAGATTCTAGTAATGATATAGAACTAGATGCAGAAGGTGGTCAAATATGGATTGCAAATGCAGGAACAACTTTTGGACAGTTTGATACAGCAGAAGCTAGTAAATTAAAACTAAAAGGTACAACAGATTATAGAGTTATAATAGAAACACAAGGAACAGGCGATATTTTATTATCTTCAGCAGATGATATTTCAATAGATGCAACTGATTCATTAACACTTGATTCAGATGGTACTTATATAATGAAAAAAGATGGTACTGAATTTAGTGTTGCAAATTCTGCTTATGCAGGTATGATAGTTGGTTACAGTATTTTTAGAAATAATGGAACTAGTTCAGGAGAAGATGTAATAACAATAGGAACAAGTTTTACAGTATTAGAAACAGACCATGGGAATAAAGTTAATGTTTCTTTTGTTGCTCCACCAAGTGGCTCAGTAGAAATAATATTTTCTGCTATGGTTTATGGGTCATCTAAAACAATATATTTTGCACTATCTGATAATGCAACATATAATGAAATAAATAAAATTTATACTTATGATGCAAATTGTATAAAGACAGATGAAACAGATAGAGATATTGCATATGTTAGTTTTCCTGTTACAGGATTAACAGCAGGAACTTCTTATCAATATTGGATAGGAGCTAAATCAAGTGGAGCAAGTTCATATATTTATCAGGGAGCTAATAGATTTGATAGTCATAGTCCTCCTATTTCTGTTAAAGTTATAGCATTACCAGGAACAATAACTACAGGTGAATAATAAATAAAACAGGAGATTGTAATCTATGGATTATGATAAAGAGATAGAGAAGTTAGAAGGACAACTAAAAGGTATTGAAACAGCATACATTAAATGTATGGGAACTATTGAATATTTAAAAAATCAGAAAAAAGAATCTGAGGAAGGTAAGAAGGATAAAGGTAAATAATGGCAAGTTTTACAGATAAAAAACTAAGTTCAGTATATAAAGATATTTTACATACAGACAATTCTAACACAGGAATATCTAGCACCATAAAACAAATAACTTGTGGTGATGGGGATACTACTTCTTTGTATTTATCTAATCAGAATTTAAAAGTTCAACCAAGTGCTGATTCTACTACAAACACAGTAATCTATGATACTGATGGAAATGCTTTAGTGACAGTTGATTCGACTAATGATTTAGTTAAAGCAGGGATAGGACAACATATTGTTAATACTCAATATGCTAATTTTGGGATAACTTCAGGCTTTGCATCAGGTTATTCAGCAAATACACATTATCCATTAGCTTTTACAGGTAATAATCCATCTTTTGCTAATACAGAAGATTTAACATTTGGAACAGGTACAGATCCTGCAACTACATTTACAACAGCAGATGGTGCGAGTACAGATGCTGCTCTATTAGTTCCTTTTCTTTGGTATGTCCCTGATGCAATTTCAATAGATGCTGTATATGGTATAGAAGGTGCAACTGATGCAACAGGAGATACAACTCGTATGCACCTATTTTCTTATACATTTACATCAGGTAGCACATCAGCATTAACAAGCGGAACATTATTAGCACATAATTCAGATGTAACTAATGCAGGTAGTGAACAAGCATATCTGTCTACTTTTACTGTAGATAGTGCAGATGTAGCAGCAGGTAAAGTAATATTAGCATTTTTTGAAGCTGATAGTGTCAATTCAGATTATTCAGTAACTATAACAGTAAAATATCATTTAAGATAACAAGGAGAAATTATGGCAGGATATGGTGGAGAATCAGGAACTGGAGGAGTAGCAGGAGGAGGTGGAGGATCTCCATCTTTGGATGTTAGAAGGA